CCGGGAAACACCTCAGAGGTCAACATCAGAGCTTCCTGGTCGGAAGCTAGGGGAGCAACGTCGAGCTTACTCGTAAGCCACGGCGCACTGTGTAACCAACCAGTGGCGTACAGGATACGGGAAATCCAGACGGCTCCTCGCTCGAAGGTTCTCACACGCTCGTCGCGTGACCACAATCTTTCAATTAGTGGGGTCAGACGCTCTTCGAGTGGGATGCCCAGAGGGTTCCAGCCTAAACCATAAGGCTCAGGCAGATCAGCTATGTAACTGATCACCCTCCGTTGGCGAGGCTTCATTAACAACAAAGCCCCGGGGCCGATATTCCGAGCATAGTCCACAAAGGACTCATCGGACGACCGACCCTTCCACTTGAAACCCTGAATCACATCTATTGGAGTGATCACACGGCCTGCGAAGTCGGCGACATGCGGTGCAACTAACCCTTTAGAGGTAGATGCAGGCACGCCTAGGTTCAACATACGATCAACATAGAGGTTCGCAACCTCCTGATCGCCGAGCCACAAGTCATCTCCTATGATGGCATAAGGCCACCTCCCGTTGATCTTAGGTTTACCTAAGTCAGAGAAGCACACCTGTACCATCGAGTGGTGCCAGAGTGTAAAACTGGCAAACACAGGATACAGACCCAGTGGAGCCCCGACTGTCCATCGTAAGAGGGACGGTGATTTTCTCACCCACTCGGGGAGAGCATCCCTAGGGATGCGCCCCCGATCGAGTCGAAGGTGCCAATCCCCGCGACAACAATCGCGGTAGAATTGGATCCAACGTGTGCTTACACCAAGACGGCTCATTAATTCGAGCTGTAGATCTAGGGGAATGTTATCACTAGCATTCGACAGATCCATGCTTATAGATGGTAAGCCATCTTGCAACCACTGTTGAATTGCTTCAACGCCGGGTGATTGGTCGAACGTAAAGTCGTTCGGCACACGTTTCAAGGCATCATACAGAGCCAAACCAAGTGGACGCAATGCCATTTGGTAGACCCTGTACGGGTTCGCCGCAAAGCGGAGTTTCATCCCCGCTTCGGGAATCAGGGCTATAGTCCCCATCAAAGGTCTATAGTCCTCCTCCAACGGCGGAGAACCCGATTTAAGTTCATCCTCAAGGTTGCACTCAA